CGTTGGTAATTGTAACTGTACCGTTTAAATTATCTACAGCATTAAAATCAGAAATAGCATCAACAGCAGCTTGAATGGCAGCAGCAACAACTAATTGGTTGTCACCTGTAGTTACTGGAATTTCAATACCAGTTAAACCTGAAGGTGTAGGGTCTCCACCAGCAGCATCTTTGTTAAACCAACCATAGTATTGTTCAATGTCGTTTGAAGCATTTAATGAAAATCTTTGCCCACTAGTAATGTCAGAAGCTGCTACAGCTGTGATAGTGCTTACTTCAGCAACTAGAGGCGTATATGCTTGACCATAGTCTGGTCCAGAATCAGATTCGCTGAATGAGCCAATATAATCTAGGACTGCTTGAGGCGTTCCATCGTTAATGTCTTGAGTTTCACCTTGCTCTAATTCTTTTCCAATAAAACGAGCATAAACTCTAGGTACACTTCCACCATTGTCTTGTCTTAAAAGTACCCAGTAAATATTTTCACCAAAAGGAACTTGGTCTCTTTGGGCAACTTTTATATGTCTATCAGTAGATGGAGAGGGATTGGTTTCATATCCACCAAAAGCGTATTGTGATTGAACCCCAACAGCTCCAGTATCAGTTTCAGCATAAGCCTCAACCAAAGTTACTTGGGTAGGGGAGTCAACGGTTAAAATTTCATAATATAGAGCAGCTGAAGCAGTTGCAGTTTTGACAAAATCTCCGGCTTGTAAACCACTTGTCCATGGGATAGCACCAACAGAAGTAACTACTTGGCTGGCATTGGTAAAGATAAGATTTGGTGTAATGTCTTCATCTCTTACGAGAGTAATATAAGCAACATCATTATCGGCAAGAGTAATATCTGTAGTGGCAGGATTGGCAGTAATAACATATTTAATGTCTGAACCAATAACCACGGCACTTAGATCATTTGACCAGTTAATTTGTCCAGCAACAGTGTCACTATGGGTAACTGTTCCACGGCCAGTAAAAATGGTATTTGCTAGATCTTGCCTAAGAGAGGCCAATGATCCTGAAGCATTTGCACTAGTCCAGTATGGTGTTCCAAAGATTTCCTTGAAACGAGACATAACAGCATCCATCCACTCTTTCAAGTTTTGAAGCTGAAGATCTCCACCTTTAAATGGGTCAATTAGGGAATTGCTAGAAGTTAGAGCATTTGGTTCTCTTCCATCTGTCCAAGGATAAGAATATGTGGGATCAGGGGAAGCTCCACCACGGCCAAGACCTAAAAGGTTTGGTTTGATGTTTGTAATGTCTACAACGTTATTGCTAAGATCAGTAGTAACTAGAGCCATAGGCAACGAATTGCTGGCTGGCTGGGTAGTTCCAATTACTAGGTTGTAATCCATTGTAATTGCTAAAGGAATAGTTTTAGTTGTTTCGTTTTTATTGGCAGGATTCCATATATATACTTGACCAGTAGTAGTGTCATCTACTTGTCTAACAAATTCGAGACTTATATAGTTTTGAGCGCCTGGAGTAAAAGATCCGATTACTCGTGTATTTGTTACAGAATTGAGAATTTGCGGTGCAGTTCCAGAAGGGACTACAAAAAATGTACCGGACTCATTTGAAGAGCCGTGAAGAATAGCAGAATCTTCAACAAGCATCTGAAGACCCGATGCAGCAGAGCCTATAGCTCCTGTCATATTTACGTTAAAACCTCTAATAACGTAACTATTATTTTCTCCAGTTACAAGAGCGTTGAGTAACTCATCGAAATCATTACTAATTCCAGATTCTATCGATTTCATAGCTGGAACATCGACACGCATCTGGTTTACAAAATTTACTCTACGTTTAACTGACATTTAATTCCTCTATAAAGCGTCTATATTATAAAGATTTACTTTTATAACATTTATTATTCTTTAATTAAAGATTAATTACTGTACAAAATTTAGTAGCTTTTTTGGCAAATTCATGCTATATTGAAAATATGGAGGAATTATGAAAAAACTACTGTTATTAATATCGTTTATGGCAATTCAAGCCAATGCAGGAGATATAAATATGTTGCAAATAGATGTAGCTCCTGGATATGAGGTTTGGGAATATATAGATAATTGCCAAATCTCACACAAATTAAGGGTTAAGAAAGAAAATGCCGACCATGACAAAATAAGCAAATGGTTTGAGGATATTATTAAATTGACGGAGGCTCATGGATGTTAAAATTTATAGAAAATGACATTGTAGACTATAACGGTGACAGAGGTGTAGTGCAATATATGGGAAAAGAATATATTGCAGTATTTTTCACCAAATCAGGAAAAACCGAAATCTTTAATAAAGATGGTTCTAAAAAGGATACACAATGTCAAAAGGTAGAAGAATTCACGGCGAGAAAGAACTTAATGAACTTCAAAGAGCTAGGGAAACTATTAAAAAACTTAAAAGGCAGATTTCTTCATTAAGAAGCCAACTAAGTAGGGCCACCAGTTCTGAGAGATTGGCAGACCTTCAGGATCTAGTAGCTAGGCAAATAGAAGAAGATAAAGAACAAATAAAAATTAATAAAAAGTACAACAAAGCCAAGAGTAGATGGGAATGCTACACCTGTGGTGGTGGTATTATGGAAATCAGATTGATGAATCTACCACATGGCGTATATTATAGCAGAAAATGTAGCAACCTTGAGTGCGACAATAAAACTGCTATGAAAAAATACAATCCAGCCACTGTGGATGGAGTTGTTAGCGAAAAGGATGAAGAGTGAAATTTTTTGAAAAATTAGGTAATAAAATCAGATTTGCTGAAGAACAAGAGAAAAATAAAGTCCTTATAAACAAAGTGATCGATGACAAGGGATTTTATGCTCTTGATACAAAGCTTCAAAATGAACTTTTAAAGCTAAGACAAGGCAAGTGTAAATCTTGTAAATGCTCGAAATAGTTACACTTTCTTTAGCAGTTGGAATATCAATTACACCTAGCCCTGATCAAGACAGGGCTTTGAATCAATTAGCTATATCCTATTCCAGAGAAGCTGGGCTAGATGAAAATATTAAAAAATATGAAAAAAGAATAACAAAGGGAATATCTCCTACCCAAAAAGTATTGATAGTGAATACTCTTATATTGGCAAATGCTATAGATAAGAAATATATTTCATATAGATGGGAGTTCTAGTAATCTTTATTGTAGGAGATTATTATGAGCTTTGCAGATGTAATGGAAAGATGGGAAAAGTGGTGCAAAAAAGGTATGAACTGGCCGTTTGTACATGACCCTGTACGTGGCAAGCCTTCAGTTACTCTTATGATGTTTTATATTGGTTTCTTTACAGCCTTTTTAACTATAATGGTATCTTCTGTTATGATGACTATTAAAGGTGACTACATGACCGCCACTATAATGCCTACCATGCTTATGTTTTCTACTTTTATATTTTATAGGCTCAGAAGGCTTGATGGAGTTAAAATCAATCTTTCTGAAAAAAGCTTAGATTTAAGTGGCTCTAGCGATGAGCCAGAATAAGCTTAATTGGCTAGATAGACTTTTCTTTATTTCTTTAATTTTTATAATTCCATTAATGGTTGAATTTACACCTACGTTTGGTATATTCTGGACAGCCAGCATAGGTGTTTCTTATTCAGCGATTTGTGCTTGGTGTATTAGAAAAATTTCTAAGAATTTCGGTCAAGAGGATTAAAAGGCATAATACCTTTAAATTTAAAACTAAGATTTACTATTCCCTTAGCAGCAGCACCCATAGTCTCATCTGAAACTTTAATGCTAGGAATATAAATGATATCTTCACCAGTAGATCTATCCACCACTCTTAAGCTGATGTATGGTGCGTTTAGTACATCAAATATCAATGGTCGTAGGGCCTTTGCTTGAAGTCCACCGGAATATTTTGTTTTAAATCCCGATATAGATCCAGCTACTGACACTTTTGTTACAGCAATTTCTTGAGGGAATACTTGATCTATTCCATATATTTCTTGCTCGCCATAGTTTATAGCATAGCTAATTTTTTGAACCTCTGGTACAACTTCGCCATTCATATAGACTTTTACATCTGCTCCTTTTACTACTATGGATTGTGACATTACTCATCCTCATTTATTTGAAAAGGTTTTGCCCAACCATCGTCACCCCATACTTCTGTTTTTTCAGAAAAAGGAGTGCCATGTTTACCAAGCCCAATATCATTGGGGTAAAGTATAGTAATAACTAAGCGAATACCAGTGGCAGCTACTGTTTTAATCAATTCTTCAGCATATAATCTGCCTGATATACTGTCTGTAATATAAAAAGGATAATCCGTGCCGTCTTTAGCTGGAATATATGGGCTATTTTGAATAATAAAAGAAACATCTGTTCCAGCTGGGTGTACTTTTTTGAATTTGTAAGCAGGGCTAATCATAAGTGAATTATTTGAAGGTCTAGCAATATAAGGGACTGGACCCTCTTCATGCGAAGTTCCAAAACCAAAAACTAAGCTTCCTTGTTCATCTGGAAATTGTGAAGAGTCTGCTACTTGAAAAACATTATTAGAACCATTATTAAGTTCATCATCGTTTGTAGTTGCTACATCACCAATAACATAGTTCTTGCTAAGATCAAAAAGATAAGGACCTGGGAAAGTACCATCGTTAGGTACATATCCTGCAGCGGTCGGGTCATGTAGATGTGAAGCGCCTTCTCTGTCTCTTCTAACAACTTTTGTTACTGCTGGTAAGAACACCTCAAGTAACCTACTTTCTGACTGATAAGCAGCAGCAAAGCGTAATTTGCTATTTAATGTTTTGCGTTCAGGATTAAAAAACAAAAACCCATCCGGTGTACCTTGTAATTGAATTTCATTTATGCCTAATGGATTATCATACTCTACATAGGCATTTCCAACAGTTCCACCCTTGACTTCTAGTATATTAAAAGTACCTTTATTGTTATCGTCAAAGGCTGAACCAAAAATATTAGCATAGTCTCCAACTTTAACTTTTCCTATATTTGGATTGGCACCAGCAGTCCACGTAGCACGAGTTGTACCAGAAGGCTGTTGTTCAATGGTCCATTGAGTGGAAGCATCTCCACTGGTAGGTCTGATTTGATCAAATTTAAATTCGTTTTGTGAACGTCCACCAAGAACTTTTATAGTAGATGATGGACCTGAAGTGTCTGAAAATAAAATTACATACCCACCAAGGCCATCGTCTTTTGCTACACCAGAACCTGTTAGTCCTTGCTTTCTAATCTCTTTGGTTATTGCATCAGCAACTTCTTGAGCAGTAGCAGCATTTATATTTGAAAATTGATCAGTGGTAAACTTTACAATAATAGGATCACTATCATCTATTGAAAGAATAAGATCATCACCATCATTTAAATTGTAAGGTTCAAGAGTATTTGCCCTAATAGTAGCATTTGTAAATTCTTCTCCATACATTGTTCTTAATAATATATGTATAAGATCTCTTACTTGTTTTCTGTTGATTACTTCGATTCCGATTTCTTTAAAAATTTCATCAGATAAACCAACTGAGCCTGGACGAATTAGGCCATAATCTGCTAGTCTTTGATCGAGATATTTCCCAGTAGCAGAGACTATATATAATTGATCGTGTACAGCTTCTACGTTGTGTATAAGGCCACGACTCATGGCGGCAACACCATAAAGAATAGCATCCACTTCTGGACCCTTAATTGAAGGGTTAAGATATTTTCTTAACCTTTCGTATTCTTTTTGTATTTCTTCTTCAATGGTCGCCATTATTATCCAATTTCGCTTACAATGATATCATTAATATCATCTAGTATTAGTGTTTTCTCAGCAGGCTGAACAGCAATGATATCATTAGCTGGGTCATACTGTGGGCTACTTATAGCTATAGACAACACTCCAGGTATTTGCCTAACAACACCAACTATATCCGAAATTGCAATAGCTTTTCCTATGTCGTTAGAGTTTACAAGAGCAGAAATAGCGTTTCTAGCTTGTTCTGCTATTGAAGTAAATGGAATACCTGTTTTAACTCTAATGTCAACTGACACTTGAATCTTTTTAACAAGAGGTCCATTAATGAAAATCTCAGCACCAGCAGCAGCAACTCCAGGATATGTTTGGTTATCTCTAGGATCACCGTAAACTATTCTGTTTGTTTCTGCTATTAAACCAGTTGAAAATCTGTAACTATCTAGACCATTTTTAATGGCTGTTTCAAAATTAAGTTTATTAATAGTATTTGCCGAAACAACACCAATATTGTTTATTTTTTCTACTTGATCTTGGCTGTCAAATATAAGATTCATTAAAGTGCTATTTCCAGGATCGATACCCATGGTATGTATGAATTTGTAACCAGTATATTTAACACCTTCTTCTACAAAAATAGCTTCTTCATTGCTTAACAGTGGTGTTTCATCTAAAGCAGTCATATTTCCAGAAACAATTATAGTATCACGGTCAAGAACTTCTTCAATGGTCCATGTTCCAATGTTATTTTCATTGAAATAATCAGAAGCAATACTGAATACGTCATTTTCAACAGAAGCTTCGTATTCGTAAACTTTAAACGATGGGCGATGGGTTTCAAAAACATCACTTACAGTGATTCCAGTTTCAGTGGCAAACCCTGGATTAATTAAGTCAACATAGGTAACATTGCCTTCTTGTAATGTTTCAACTAAAAAGTTTCCACCAATATCACCATCGGCTGAATTTGTGGTAAAGTTTTTACCAACAGTAGTTATTGTAAGTACGTTTGACTGTAACCCAACAGTAAAATCACCAAGAGGATCCAAAAGATTTTTTGTCTTAGTGGCAATTTCTTCGTCAGTGTCAACAAGAGTAATAGCAACTTCGACTCCAGTTTTTCCGGCCAAACCTGGGTCTCCACCGCCGCCATTTTTATTATACCAAACGTAATATTCTATTACATCACCAGCATTATTTAGCAAAAAGTGAGTTCCTGTAGTTATTTCTGTCGATGGGACAGTTGTAACTCTAGTTATTTCTGATTGAGCAGATTTAGGTTTTACAATGGCAAATTCGCCTTGGTTTGCTGCATTAAAATCAGTACCGATAGTTAATATATCTCCAACTTTAAGCAAGCCTAAATCAGGCTCTGTGCCTGTACCAGTCCATTGGATTCTCATAAATTCATTATTATTTAAAACATCGTATTCAGTAGTCGCATCAGCACCAGTTGAAATTAAATTGTCTACGATATCAACCATTTCTTCAACGGCTTTATCATTTTCTATATAAATAGAATCATTATAGGTTCTGATAACTCTATGTCTTCCCTGATTAAGAATATTAAAAGGTGAACCAAAAATAACGGTGTCGCCTTCTCTAATTTCAGCATTTCCTACTAGATTAGCATCTGCAAAAGTTTCACCAGTAAGTTGAGGATCAGAAACTGTAGCAGCAACTCCACTTCCACTATCTGTATAAGAAATAGGAACTATTACACCTTGAGTATCAGAAGTAACAGTAATTATATTTGTATCAGCTACAGCTGTAACCCCTACAATAACTGCTATAGCAGCTGCAAGATTTGCAGCAGTAGCTTCATCATCAACTCCAGCAGCAAAGTCTACACCTTCTACTAGAGAAGTTCCATTGACAGAAAAAGTATCACTGGTTATATTAGCGTTATTTGTAATAGTTATAGTAGCATCTGGAAGACTATTTACAGCATCTGGGTTTCTTACAGTGGCAGTTAAGCCATCAGAAGATATTTGGATTACTTTGAAAGTGCCGTTATTTTCTGAATCAGATAAACCAGAAACTGTTAGGAAGTCACCATGATCCATTGCTTTAAAGGTGGCCAGACCACTCTCAATAACATAGGTAGCTAGATTGCTGTTTATTCCACGAAATACACTAATAGTTCCACCAGCAGCATCGTTTAGCTCTACTTCTTTTTGAAAAGCTGGACTGGCAGATATACCGTCATGGCTAATACAAACAAGACTACCTTGGAATTCAACCTTAAAAGTTCTTCCACGATCTCTTACGAATCTTCTTGGAGCACCAAAATGTCTTTCTCCATCTTGGGAGTTGCTTATTTGGATAAGTGATTTATTAGCTGTTGGTGTATTTGGGGTTATTTTTATTCTATTTACATTTGAGAAATTTGTAATCTTGTTTTGATTGTCTAGAGCGACAAGCTTGACCCACTGATCAGGGTTAATACCTGAAGTAGCAGCTGCCCCTAGAGAAGTTTTTATATATTGATTATCGATTTCTACTGATTGATTGATTACAGGAGAAACAACTTTATTTCCTGATCCACCAATTATCTGTATCGCACCAGCTGAACCGAGTACTTGGGTTCCAAGCTCAAGGGCCTCGTCTCTATTTGTAAGCTTAACAGTTCCAAGTGTTGAGAAACCTGTTACAGATAGTGTATTTAAAAACTCATTTAGCTGGCTAAAAGTAGTAGGTATTAATTTTACAACTTCTCCATCATTAAAGGCATAGCCTCCGCCAGAAATAAAGTTGAGATTTCTTTTAAAAGTAAACTGAGGAGAAGATGAAAGATCATTCATTAAGACCCAGTTAACACCATCGAGTAAATAAACTTCAGAAAAAGTAAAGCCACTTTCTTCGTATGTGCTTCTGTTTATTTCACCAGCGCCAGAGGTTCCGTTATCGTCTAATAGTGTAGCAGCTATATAGTCTGAAAGGTTAGCATCAATATAGTCTTTCACTTCAAGAGCAGTGGTAGTGTCAGACAGATAAAAAACAATAGCAGCTGCTACAAGAGTAGGTGCGTCTGTTTCTGCTATAGCTTCCCCATTTGCTCTGACTATACTAAAAGATGTAGCAGTTGGAGTAAAACCAACTTCATCTGAAACTCTGAATATGCCTTTATTTAAAACATTAAATCCTGAAGTTTCTTTTATATTAACATATTCTCCACCAGTAAGAGGTGCGAGATTTGGAGCAGTACCAGTACCAGTATATGTATATGTGACTTGGTCAGTACCAGCTACAGGGGTATTTGGTGTTATAGATACATTCCACTCAGTAGTGCCATCAATAGAAGTGGTGACTGAATTTCCTGATTTTATAGAAATTTTAATATCTACTTCGTCTCTAACCACAACTGTACTTAAAATTGGAGCGTTAGGAGCAGTAGGATAAGTGTAACCTATTTTATATTTTTCTCCACCAGCACCCCATATAACTGATTTATATAATATAGAGTTTTCATCACCAGATGGATCTAGTACATTTTTGGCTTGCATCAAGGCTTTATAGTTAGAAAAATTAAACAAAGATCCAAAGCTATCTTCCAAAGAAGCGGTAGGTCCATTGTCTGTGTCGTAGGCATTAAATGTATTAGAACTTAAAGTTGCAGTAGTATTTGTAGTTATAGTTCTAGTCATTGGGATCTTAAAGGATCTATTTGAAGCATCTTCATCAAGAACAGCAACAACCTCGTCTTCAAAACCAAAATTAAGTGGGCTCAATATTGCATATCTATCTTCTGTTCTGATTCTTTTAATAAGAGCATTTTGCTCAACAGTAAGTGTAGTTGCACTTTGAGTTTTAATTTGTGTGTGCTCGTCTTCGCCTAGAACATCATTAATTGTATTATAAGGACTTAGTATATTTACCAAATTATTTGGATCTTGAGCAGTAATATCTGTGTCAATATCAATGGTATCAATATAGTCATTTGGTGGATAAGCAGCATCTTCAGAAGTAAATTTACCATGTATGAACAAAGGAAACGAACCTTCTAGAGTTTGATTGTCATAACTAGCAATTTGTGAAATGATACTAGCATCTAAAGTATCCTCAACAAAGTTTAAATTTTTACCAGCAGAATCAAAAGTAACTATATGAACAGAGCCCTGCGAGCCTTTTGTATTTGTAACAAAAATTAAAATTTCATCATTGTCTACCAGCACTTCGCCCATAGTAAATTGGTTGTTTAATTCTTCAGCTACGGTATTGATATTTTTAACACCAGCACTTATTGTAAATTTTTGAGGCACTTCTTTAGATCTTAAAACAACAATACCTTCACTATAAGAAACAAGAGCTTCAACGGCAGCAAGGGCATATTCAAGAGAAGTAACTTTAAAATCTAAGTAATCAGAAGTTTTAGCTGTAACAACAAATTCGCCCCTGTTAGTCGCGGCAAATTCTTCAGACCAAATTATAACGTAATCTCCAACTTCAACATTAGCAAAAACACCAGCTGTAGTTGATTCGAAACGTAAAACATTTCCTGCTTCTTTTGTAACATTCATTTGTGTG